TTCTTCTCTGCTAAATCTAACTTCTTGTTTTTGCTTATTATGCAGTATGTTATTAAATCCTAACTCATTTAGAATATCTAATACTGCATCAGTATTATTTGTTAAATATTCTGTTAATTGTAGGACGTTGATGCAGTACCATCTCCTTTACTTATGATCATTAATTACTGTACAATATCCAATTTCTACCCATTTATTAAATCGTCCATTAAATTCATATAAGATAGTTTGTTTATCATCGTCATTTCTTGTTTTATCTAAAAATGCAATCAGATATTTTTTATCTCTATCTAAAGTAATCATTTTACGGATTTTAGTATATTTCCCTTCCTCATTTTTCGTTAATTGATAAGGTTTAATATCATATTTTTCTCCATTATATTCATCATCCCAAATTGGACGGAAATACACCATTTCACTAAATACTTCTTTAATTTGTTTCGCATTGCTTAAACATCCTGCGGTTAAATATCTGATATTTAATGTACTTAAAGCCAATTGATACGTTGTAACAAGTGAGATGTTTTCTTTACTTGCTAATTGAAATAACTTTCTTGAATAAATAAGTAACTGTTGCCACATTGCTTCATCAATTTCATCTTCACTTTTCATAGTGTCGAATAAAACTACTTGATATCCTAACTTAGATAATTTACGAATTATCTTCATAACCTTAGTCATATCATTATCAAATAATTTGACAAAACGAATAGCAGTATATTTTTCTTGATAAATCTTTTTGGCTTTTTTCAACATTTCTAATTGCTCATCAGTAAAATGCCCCATCTTCATTTGTTTACGAGTAATCTTCCAATAATTTAATTCGTGACATAATATATGTATTGTTAAAATCATTTTAAAGTCTTTTGATCGTTGCTCATTTGATATAATTGCACACTTTGTATTGCTTTCTGTAATAGGTAATATCATATTTTCAAATGCAAATGACGTTTTACCTACACCAGAATGTCCTGCAACCATATACATTTCACCTAAAGGTAATCCTAACGTTAAATAATTTAAGATAGGACAGTTCTTACCATATCCAATTCCCATAGCTGTTCCAGAATTACAATCGTCAATAAAATCATCATCAATCTCAAGTGATTCAATTTTAATATCCTGACCTGTATTAATACTTATACTATTAAGCTGATAATCAAAAAAATCATATACATCTTGATTTGACATTTTATTAAATTTATCAATGTTTTGCATTACATTAAATCCCTTTTGATTAAGTGACATTAATGTATTTGCTTTTGCAATTTTATCAAAATATGCTTCAATATTATCTGGATTAACAAGACTTCTTAAATCTTCAACTGTTTTATAACCACCAAGAGTTTCAAATTTTTCTTTAACTGTTGGTTTGTTTTCTAAAAATGTATAAATAGAAACATTATCAAATGATTTAAATCCTTGTTTGAATAACTGTTTTCCTAATGAAAAATAAAATTTTCCATCCTCTGTCTTCAAAGATTCATCATTATTTTCATTCAATTTTGAATAATCATCATATAGGTCAGGCTCTTTCCAAAGACAAAATACAAATGATGCTTCTGCACTTTCCCTACCTTCTGTTAACTCTTTTGGATATTCATTTAGTTCTATGATTAATCATCCTCCAACCATTCACTTATGTCTTTGCCTTTTTTATTTGTCCCTAAGTTTTCAATAACAATATCAGTATTAACTTGAATTTCTGATTTTTCTTCTTTTATAATTTGCTTTTTATCTCGTTTCCATTGATCATAAATATCATTAATGTGATTATTTACAATTGCAAACATGTACCCTATTTTACCTGCACTAGACGTAAAATTTTTATGATTCATCCAATAGACAATATCATTCTCATAATCTTGAAAAGCTTTAAGAATCACTTCATTATCATAAAATTCTAAATCTTTTAGTTTATTTGTGATTAATGATGGGAACTTTTGTCCTTTTTGATAATCCAATAAGTTGTAACAAATAAAATCAATTATTTTTTGACGTAAAATTTTCTTTCGTTGAAATTCGTCATATACTTCTTGAGACTTATAATATTTATTTCCTATTTTAATAAAAGTTTCGTTTGTTCCGTATTCCCCTGTGATCGCACATTTTACTTTTCTAATTGTTTCCACCTACTTTATTATGATTGTAGGGGGATTTCTCCCCCTATGCACATCATTTAATTAGCCAATTGTTTTAACAATCTTCTCTAATGCTTGTGTAGGAATATTTTCATCCCTAAATGAACCAAAATTATTATCAGACATAATTTTCTTTACATCAGATTTTACTTCATCTGAACAACTTGTGAATTTTGCTTGAATGATAGCAATAAGTTCTGCATTCCTATTTTCATCAACCTTAGTGTCTTTAAGATGCTCGACATATTTTTTAACATCTTTAGCTTTCTGTTCTGCTTGTTTCTTTTCTGTTGCAATACTTTCCTCTACCGTTTTATTGCCTTTACTATGTTCTGCAATAATAGCATCAGTAATTGCTTTGATGAATGCATCTGGATCAAGAGGAATACTATCGATAATATCTGCGAAACGTGATTTAGAATCAATACTAAAGCTGTCATCTCTAAATGTAATCTTTCGACTTTCATTTGTAATATGACCTTTAACTTCTTCCTGCTTTGTTACAATATTTTTCTTTCCTGTTTTCTGTTGTGCAATTTCTCTATCAATAGATGCAACACCAAGGAAATGAAGTTTAGTTTTAATTGCATTAAAATATCTTTGGCTCATATTAGTAGTAAGAATTGAATAAGTCTGTCCTGTAACAACATCTTCGATATCCTTCTTCTTTGTATGCCCTACAATAATAAATGCGACTCCAACTTTTTTAAGTTCCCATAGTCTATCTAATACAAGACTAATAGCCTTATCTTCTCCAGCCATAAATCCACCAAAAGCAGCCTTAATGCTATTTACTTTTTTATCTGGATTCTCTTTATTATGTAATCTAACAACTTCTGGTTCAGTAATTTCCATCAACTGATCAAAAGTATCAATAATAACAACTTTTAAGTCTTTGTAGTCTGTAGCCTTATTTTCAATGATATCATCTGTTACTTCTTTGAATGTAGAATAATCAGGAACATCTTGAGATACAATTCCATTAATTGCATCATGTCCATCTTCCTTACCTACATTGAAAGCGATATAGCCATCATCTCCTGCTAGTTTCTCACAAACCTCTTTGATAAGTGTTGACTTACCAATTCCTGATTCTCCAATAAGTCCAATATTATAAGCCAAAGGATCAATCTTAACTTCTACTTTTTTACCATATTTTCTTGCCATTAATAAAATTCCTCCATTATTTTTAATATATTTGGGCGATAATTTTATCGCCCATTTCAAAATTACTCTTAGAACAAATCATCATCGTCAACTGTTGGAGTTGATGTTTCTTCCTTTTCTACTTTTACTTCTTCTGTTTTATTTGAACTCTTAACTACATCTTCCAGTTTTTCATCCTTAACAGGAACATAAATCATTTCTTCAAATTCAGAAAGTTTCAATTCTGTATCAACGACACCATCTGTGAAGTTACCTTCTTTACCAAAATCTCTGAGAATTGGATCAAATAAGCGATATTCGTTTACTTTATCTCCAAGGACTTGACCACGAGGTTTAAAATCATCTACTGTTTTAATACCCAATTCAACCTGCTCTTTTTGTGATTTTGTAAGCATTGATTCATTCCATTCAACACCTTCAGCTCCACGAAGTAATACGACTTCCCAAGGAATATGTACCATTGTTTTATTCTTTACATCAATATATCCCAATTTATAATCAAACAATTTCTTATGTTTTTCATTATTTTCAAGATCATATTTTGATGTATTAAATACAAATTGCTGTGAAATATATTTATTCTTTTCATCTTTATTAATATACTGATCAATGTATCCATTCAGATAAATCTTTTTATCTTCCTTAAAATCTTCCTTATCTACACTGTCCTTGTTATAATAAATGTCAAATTGTAACGAAAGTCTACTCTTTGTATCATCAGGCACAGCATAAATATTTTGAATTTTAAACTTGTCATAATACTGACCATTATACGGTTCTTTAACAAACTGACCAGTTGCAGCAATCTTTCCTTTATACTTAGGCAACCATTCTTTAATATGTAAAATTGCATCATATTGAGAGATAAAATCTTTTCTACCACCAAAGTCTTCACCTAAATCAATGGTATATTTTTTGTAATTTGCAACTGTTTTTACAACATCCTCATCAAATCTATCTGCCCATTTAATCTCAATCTTTTCATTATCAGAATTCATAGTCTTAATAACATCTTGAGTGCTATCAAATCCCTCTACATAAGCAAGATTATTATCGCTCTCCTTTACTCCAAAATTAAGACTAATCATCTTTTTACCTTTTTTATCAAACTCTTTTGTAAAAGGTCTTTTAGACTCTGCCTTTGGAATCAAATATGTACCTACGAAGTTAAATTTGTTTGCCATTAATTACATTTCTCCTTAATATTTCTTTATTTATTTTTATATCTCTCCAGATATTGACCACATTTTATTATTCAAACCAAACCGCAGATTGATGCTAATTATATATCAATATATGGTGTTCTATTATTACTTACACACTATATATGGTGTAGTAAAATTTAACTTTTACTAATTGTAGTTGTTCCTTTGAACAAAATACCACTCAAACATGCGATACCCCATCCCTCAATATATGTAATGGCTTTTAATCCAAACAATAGTGGCATAAGCCAATTCCAAAACAACATTACAATCAATCCTGTAATAAATGCAGTTAAAATAATTATCACTATACCTAGTACACCTGCACCAATACTTGTCAAAAACTTATTCATTTTACATTGCTCCTTTATTACTAAAATACACCACAACATTTAAGAACCCAACCTACAATAGCAACTGGAACAGAAAGTTCTCCAACAACTAATCCAATAAGTCCATTTGCCCACATTGGAATTGTTTTACCCACCCATGAAAGGATTTCAAATACTGACCAGCCTCCAACTACGATATTGAAAATAATCAGCAATATGTATGAGAAACATCCACATCCTGTAGTAACTTTTTCTTGAGTCTTAAACTT